GTCAACGCCGTGGCGATGCTGCCAAGAGAGCAGCTAACCATTGGAGTATGACAAAGAAATTTATCACCAAGCAAGAATATCAAAAGTGGATTGATGCTGTGAATAAGACTGATAAGTCAATTCAGCTCAGTCCTGAAGCTTTGCTAGGTAAGAACAAGTTGCAGTGGATGCGATTTGCCCAAGGTGTGTACAAGGTTAAGTATAACGGACAGTTTACGTCAACCGGCACCATTGTGTGTGATAAATGTATAGTACCTCTTCACTCCCATAAGGAGGGAGTGAGTGTTTCGATAGAGAACCCCTCAGCCACCGCTAAGTTAGCCGATGTTTTTCCTGTCCCAGATACGGATTTAGGAATTTTTATGGCTTCTGGTGTGAAGAGTCCCAACTGGACGATGCGTGCTCCAAAGAATGAGCAAGTTATGCAGTTAGGGTTTACTCGTCCTGATCAAATTGAGCCAGAGTTGGCAATAGGATTTTGTTCCGCTGAAGGAGTATATGATGCCGCCACAAGTGTAGGAGACTGTGGAGGGCCAGTGATCGCTGTGAGCGACGGAAATCTGGTTGGTTTTCATATTGCGGGTGGGCCCCTCGTCAATAGGTTTATTCCTATGACTGAGAAGTTGGCAGAGATGTTGCGCGCAAATCGCGCAACACTGTCAGCGTTGGTTTTTCACTAGAGCCCCCGCTCCCCACCGCTCTTATAGAAGAGGGTGGGGAGTTTTGGGGGCGGTATCCTGTTGAGTTCCAACAGGGGTTTAGTGCTAATGTAGAATATAGCCCTTTACATGCCGCAAAGCTGTCTCAAGATTTCTTTCCAATTGTAGCGCAGGTACCGAAAAGGTTTACTGCAAGGAATAGAAGGCATCTTGATGTAAATATAGCCCGTTATGAATCTGAAAAACAAACAATAGTAGTGGATCGGAGTAAATGGGGCTTGCCTGAACCTAATCGTGAGGCAGCTTATATCTCTTTGGCCAAGTACGCGAAAAGTGTTGAGGTCTTATCTGCAAAACAGGTAGGAGCCTTGAACTTGGCCGCTCAATGGATGGATCGGGAGTTCCGACCATACATGTGTAATAGTATAGTACGTGACCAAGATGTTGTTGTGGCTAAGCTCGAAAAGAGTATAAGCTGTGGATTTCCCTGGGTACGGAAATATAAAACGAAACGTGACATGATAGAAAGCTGGACAGAGTTCGAGCAATACATGTCAGAGGACTGGGATCGCCTGAAAGAAGAGACCTACACAGCTGTGTTTGGAAACTCACTTAAGGAAGAGATCCGGGACCATGAGAAAATCGCTGAGAATTCGCTTAGAACGTTTACAGCGGGTCCCATTGAGATGACTATTCATGGAAATCGATTATTTGAGGATATGAATGAAAAGTTCTATGCCTCGCATCTCAAAACAGCCAGCGCTGTGGGTATGTCTGTCCTTAAGGGAGGATGGAATAGCCTATATCAGAAGCTGAAGAAATTCCGCAATGGATTTGCCCTAGACGAGTCGCAGTATGACTCGAGTCTTAGATCATATCTAATGTGGGCATGTGCGGAATTTAGGTGGAATATGCTGCGCGTGGAGGACCGCACCCCCGATAACCTGGCAAGGTTGAGGGTGTATTATCGAAATTTGGTTAACACGCTTATAATAACATCTGATGGTGAGTTTGTAATGAAGAAGGGAGGAAATCCCTCAGGTTCAGTAAACACCATCGTTGACAATACCTTGATCCTATATATGTTGATGGCATATGGGTGGATAATGGTAAGTCCTGAATCCGAATGTAAATATAGTTCTTTTACGGATAACTTGTCATTGGCCTTAGTTGGTGATGATAATACATGGACGGTGTCAGATGCAGCATTGGAGTTCTTTAATGCACGATCGTTGATAGCTGAGTGGAAAA